TCGCCTTCCATTTTCGTCACGAGCTTGGTGCGCTCGAAGCATTTCATCGCGTTTGGCGAGTCAGTCTTCAAGAACCAGGCATCGTTGTCAGTCAGGAAGTGGTTGATGGTGAACCCTTCAGGAACCACGTTCTGGTTCTTGATCGAGTTCAGATCGTTGTTGGCCGTTTCCACCCGGCCATCGGTGTTGAGCAGACGATCCACCGTAAACTGAAGCTGAGGTGGAACGATAAGCTTGCGGCCCTGCAGCGCAACCGTCAGGCCCCGCTCATCGGTGAACAGCGAAATGTCGATGATCGCGTTCTCGAGAGAGGTTTCGTTCAGGTCAGAGGCAGTCGTGGGTTCGTTCGCCCAGGTTCCGCCAGACTGGAGGGTGTGCGCGGTGTCGAGCAGTGGTAGCCCGTCACCACCAAGATCCGTTGCAAACGCACGATTAAGAATCCGGGCGCCCTTCACGTTCTTGGTGTACGCCATCGACCGGGCCATGGCTTTCGTGTAGCGGGCCGCGATCTTGTCATACTGGTTATCTTCGACAGCTTCCTCGGTGAGAGCGAAGGCCAGCGCGATGGTTTCGTGGGTGTACCTTGCGGTCCACGCCTCGGAAGCGTCATCGTACTGAACGCCTTGTCCCTCAGCCTTTACGGGAGCATTGCCGAAGCCAACCAGCATGACTTCTTCCTCAAAAGCACGTTCGGAGGTTTCTTTCTCGAAGATCTCCGTATGCTCCTGATCGTACCGGTTGTACTCCATGCCGAAGAGAGCGTTGAGGCCAGGCTCAAGCTCCTTCGCCAGTTGCGCTCTGTTAATAGCCATGGTGCTTTTCCTTTCTTAAGCGAGTCCGGCCACGCCAACGCTCTTGTAGATCTGCTGATTCATGACCACATAAGCGTTGCCATTAGCGACAGTTTCATCGCTATTTTCTGGGTCGGTGGAAATGCCGATAATCTTCAACGGATCAGTACTCGTTGCGGCAATTTCGCTGTGGTCGAGTTCAACCCTGGATCGGCCGGATTTCGTGTCGCCGTCAGTAAGGGTAAATGTGGCGTTCCCAAACGTGTCGGCGAAAGTCAAAATCCCGTCACACTGAACCTCGTACACAACCATCGGATCATCGATGATGTAAGCTTCGATGGTGCCAACGGTGATATTCGTGGAGTCAGGGTAATACCCTTTCCAGGTTGGAGTGCCCGAATTCGGGTCAATGTATTTGCACCCGGTGAACACGCCAAGGATATCAACCGTTGGCGCCGCCGCACTAAGGGCGATGTAACCGGTTGACAGACCAATGACCGGATCCCCGGTAAAAATACCGGAGTTCGCGGAATTGTAGTTATCGGCGATCTGATACGGATTCACTGCGCCCGTGTAGTCGCCGCCAAGGCAACGGACAGGTCGCAGTCCAAAAGGGTTATCGTTGTTAGCCATGATCTTCTTTTCCTTAGGTTAGGGTATAGGGTTAAGCACTTGCCCTTCCGGCACCAAAAGTAACTCTCGTATTTCTTTGTGATTGGTCGAAGGGCATGCGTGGATCGTTTGCCTTCAGCAGATCATTATCCACGGCCTGGTCTGCCTGTTCGTTTCTTCGTTCAAAATAACCGTTTCTTTGCTTCACGATTTCAACCGGAATCCGACAAAGCATCAAGCCGCCGGTCATGAAGACACCGGCATGCTTGCCATCTTCGATGGTTGGGCACACAAAGTCGGGATAATCTTGTCTTACGACAGGTTCATATCCTTCGCGGAACCGGGCCGACACATTCTTGGAATCCCAGACATTCCGTACTTCACACCTGATCCATCTGTGGTGATATCCTGGGGGTGGTTTCGGGGCTGTCAGGAGGGATGGCGGCGCCCACGACTTCGGACGCTCATGGTTATTGCGAAGCATATCTGCCCTGTCTTTGGGCATTTCCATTTCTTCGATGCTCTGCATCTGAGCTTCGATATCTCCAGCCGGAGCATCCTGTACAAGCGCAGGTTCGTACTCAGGCTCATCAGCTACAGCTGTAGCTGGCGGTTCTGCGAAAGGTGTTGGATCTGATGGCGGAGCTTCAAACGCGCCGGCAGCTAAATTAGCCGTGTCGTTATTCTCTGTATCGCCATCATCCTCAAGCCCGAAGGCACTTTCGTTCTCATCAGGCATTTTCTGCCTCCTCTTCTCTCTGTCGTTTTAACTTCTCACGAGCATAGGCTTCGTATGATACTCCGATGCCTCTAGCCACGGCCTTTTCAGACGGTGACAACTCGACCCTTGTACTACCCTTTTTGCTACGAGCAGACCCGGAAGAACTACCAGCGGGAGCCACGGTCTGTTTTGGCTTTGTCCCACCTACATATTCAGATGCGCCGGAACCGGCGGGTGCTTCAGGTGATCCTGCGTTGCCTTTGAACATGTGTGGAAACATGCTCTCGACACGTTTTTCAATTTCAGCATAGTATCCATCGCTGTGGAGGTCAACCCCCTGTGATTCAAGTTCGTAGTGCTGTTGCATGGCATAATCGGTCATGCCCTGGTGATTGCCAAACCACTCGGTTTTCTCGACCCAGTCAGCAGCCTTTGGATCGATATCCCTTAATGTACGGGTATCCTCGGGCGGCGGCGGAGCGGGATCTCTTCCCTCAATTCCCCTGTTTGGCGGCTGTTCCTGCGATTCAGTCGATGCTCTTCGATTTTTAACCCTCTGAATAACATTGGCATCTGCGGCCAATTTGCCAATTAATTCGGTAGCATCAGCGATTCCATCTGGATCTCCTACAGTATGTGCCGTCCTGAGAGCCGTTCGAGCCTCGGCCATCTGACTTTTATTTCTCTCTTCGGCCTCAGTGACAGACACATTTTCTTGGCCCTTCAATCGCTTCTTGAGATCCTCATTTTCAGCATGAAGTCCCTTAGCGTAATTCATTGCCTCCGATTCGGCGTTCTTTGATTGAGTCGCCTTGTATGTAAGCTGATTGATTCTTTTTTCTACCCGTTTGCTATGCTCACTGAGCTCTTTGTCCTCATCTGTCGCATTCTCGGGCGGGATCTCACCCTTCTTGCCGCGAACCTCCTCGTCATCCTGGTCTTCTTCCTCAGGATCTTTGACAACGACAGCTTCGCCCTTATCCTCATCAACATCAAAGGATGTGCTTTCCTCGGTGTTTTCGTCTTCCTGCGTTGCCGCGAAATTAGCCTGTTCCTGCTCCTCGGCAACGATACCTTCTTCTGCCGCCATGATCCTTCCTCCTAAAGCGTCCTGACATCGTCAGGATCGAGAATCTTTGCGATGACCTCGTCATCGTTGATAATGCGAACCTCCGGGTTTTCCCCGGTGTTGAAGTAAAGTCTGAACCTTGCACCGGAATATTTACCGATGACCACCCATTCGCCCTCCTCACACCAGGGATCGATCTTACCCGTCTCTGGATTGAGGTCGAATTTCCGTGGGTTCTTGTAGCAAATGGATCCCATCTTCAAGACCTTGGCCACCACGGTAGCCAGTGCTTCCTTGGTGGTTCCTGAGTCGGCCAGATGGATGCCGCCCTTCGAAACCCGCTGCCCCATGTATGGCCGAACAAGGATTCGCCACCCAACAGGCTGAGGGACTCTTGCCCACGCATCATCACCAAGAGCTTCCATGCTGACATCAGCAAGTTCTTCGTCTGGGACTACAGCTGTCCCAAAAGCAGAAGCAAACTCATCCCCGGAAAGCTTTGCGCTCTCCTCGTCTTCAACTCTTCCCTGGCCCGGTATAAAGCTCATCTTCCTCGTTCTCCTTGTTCGCCTCTCGGATCTCATCCTCAAGGTGTGCGATGAATTTGACTTCACCCATAAGGGCTGCGTACTCATCCATCGATTTGAGTTGTCCAGACATCAGATACGTCTGGATGTCCTCGGTGCGCTCATCCATTGTCTTCCCGACAATATGAGCGAGTTTTGAATCATCGTTCATCATTACGGCCATTATTCGCCGCCTCCGCTAGGACGCATTCGAGCTATCTTCTCTGCGCTTTCAATCGAATCTTCCTTCTGTTCATCGCTCGAAGCGATTCGCTCTCTTGCTACCTGCGTTCTCTGGTCACTTGTATACTTTGCGGTAGCGTCTCTCTTGAAGCCAAGAACGTCCGCGGCCTGGCCACGCTCACGATCAAAGGCCATTTTATCGGCATCCTTCTTGGCCGACTGACGAAGCTCTTCTGTCTTGATGGCCAATTCTTGTTTCCTGATGGTAACCAGCGGATCCTCGTCCTGACCGGCGCCAGCCTCTTTTCTCATCTCGGCGTACTTGTCGATCAGCTTGCCAACGGCGTCAGCAATAAATGCGCTCTTTTCTTTTTCAAGGCTTTGAGCTGCACCCTGCTGAACCTCAGGAGAAAGCTTGGAGATAGACTCCACCCTCTGCTCGAATTCCTGATCAGCCTGCTCTTTTGCTTGCAGGGCCATATGTTCGAGAATGTGAGATTCAAAGGAAAGCTGGACAACAGGATTGATCATGGTCGGCAGGGACATGCAGGCTACATGTACATCAATATGCGTAGCGTGATCCTGCCCCTCGAATGCATACATCGGTTCGCCGGTCAGGGCCTCGGAAGCTTCCGTGGCCGGATCCTTTGGCTTGGGTTCTTCTGGAGGGGGAAGTATGGCTTCGATGTCCTGAACGCCAAGAGCGGAATACATCCTACGGTAGGCTTCATGCTTTCCCTTCTTGCCGTGTAGTTCAGGATCGGATGTGACCATCCGCAATTCTGTTTGCGCCATCGACACGCGCTGTGTCATTGAGAAAATGTTAGGATCTGAGACGGGAAGAACATCGACCTTGGAATTGAAATCTTCTGCCAGAACATCCCTACTTTTACCTGAAACCTCGTATGGGTATTCGGTGTAATTCTCTCCAACGATTCGATTCAGATTCCTTAGCTCATTTTTCTGCGCCCGGTGACATCTCTTATGGACGCCCGACATCACCTTGAGGCCTTGCTCAAGCAGGGCTATCGTTGTTCCTACCGGGGCCTGCTCGTTGGAATCGGCAATCTTCTCGTTCGTTGAGGAAGCGAAGTCATTGCCAGCCTCGATGATCATTCCAAGAAGCTGGAGAAGGGTGCTGGATGGCTCCTTGAACGGAAGCGGGATAATTTGCTCTTTCAGGTTGCCGCCAGGAACGTCAACATCCCTAAACTCGCCCGGCTTGATGGGTTCATTATCGCCGCGAATCCGCATCCCCTTGGCCTTGAATCCACCCGGTAGGTTCGAGAATACACCCGCATCGATGAGCATTCTGAGAAGAGCAGTCGCTGTGATCGAGAGGTTTCCGATCATATGCGTCAGGCCGAAGCCATAGAATCCAAGGCCAGGCATGAATTTGTAATGAGAGAAGTAGCTTTTTCTTTTCTTGCTTTCGTCACCCTCGTTCCAGTTCCGGCGAATGGCCAGAATCTTCCTGGATCCCTCTTCGATTGTGACTATGTATGGAACGCCAACGCCCTGAGACTCTTCCTCGAAGCCTTCCATGACCATCGTCACATGCACTTCGAACAGGGTGTATTCTTCCCTTTCGTTCGAGGTTGTTATCCCCTGAACATCAAGGTCGGTTTCTTCAAGCTCTGAGACAGTTTCCTCTTCCGGTTCGCCCAGATCTATGTCCAGATAAGCACCAGAGGCCATCATCATATCCATCGTGTTGATGGACATTTCCACCTCGTGCGCGAATCTCGTACATGTCCTGATGTCGTTGGTTGTGTAGGGTACGATTAGGTCGTGAGCTAGAACAAACCTTGAGGCCGGACGGCCAAGAGCGTCATCCCAGTAAGTCTTCTTGAATGCTGAACCATCAATGGGAAGCCTGAAGAGGAGGTTGTCGAATTCCTCTTCGAATTCTTCCATCTCCTCTGTGACCAGGTAGTTGATAAAATCCTTTACCCGCTCACCCTGCTGAACCATGGATGGGTTCGCAACGCCCACGATATGAGCCTTTGCTGGCCCTCCCGCAGGATAAAGTTCTCCGTATGCCTGAGCCTGAAACTGAACCACAGCCTTGGACAGGAGGGGATGAACGACACCAGAAGCACCTTCGAATAATTCACCATGCTCTTCGTAAGCTGTGCCCAGAAGCTCAAGGCCCTTTTCAAGGGTCTTCTCACAGTCTTTTCGGGCAGATTTATCGTCATCTATCGATTTG